CAAGGGTGGAAATTACTTGAGAACTAGCGTTTATCGTGAGCTAGATAAGCTGGTTGCGATTGGCGAAGTTGTTGTATTTAATGGAGAAATTACACTTAAATAATTTGTCTCCTTTGTCTCCTATGTTGTCTCGGAGACAAGGAGACAAACTGTCATTTTCTCATTTGTCTCTTGTCTCCTCTCCCTATAGGGAGGAGACAAGGAGACAAAAAGACAGCGAGTCAGAATTTTAAAATTTAAAAAAAGGGAGAGTTACATGTCACAAACGGAATGGTCAAAGCGGGGTAAGGCATGGCGGGCGAAATCCTTGGCCGCCTTGAAAGAATTGTATGGGGGTGGCGACAAAGTTACGTCTGAGGAGCGATCGTTGAATGGTGGGCCTATTTTGGAGCCCACAGCGGCATTGGCGGATGATAATCTGGGTGATAAGGTTGATTGATGGAAAGAACAAGGGAGGGGATTTAGCATGGGATATGTGCAGGGAGCGGGATTTAGTCGCAGGAAGCCTTCAGCGAAGGTGGATGAACAGGAAGTGCCATTGGAAGACGACGAGCAGATTATGTTTGTGGTGTGGTTAAAAAAACGCCTGATATTGCATTTTGCGGTGATGAATGGTTCCAAGCGTTCATTGGCTTATGCTGCGAAGTGTAAGCGGATGGGCTTAGCGGCTGGGGTGCCTGATTTGATTATACCGGTTCCTAATGGTCAGTATCATGGGCTTGCGATTGAGATGAAGCGGACGAAAGGCGGGGTGACCAGTGAGTCACAACGGTTTTGGTTGGACGCTTTGAAGTTGAATGGATGGCAAGCTGTGATTGCTCGTGGGTGTAAAGAAGCGATTAGGCTGACTGAAGAATATTTTGCTGACACTAAAAAGTCATGATACATTGGCGTTCTAGTTAGTTTAGACATGACGAACTAGAATCCTTGTAGTGTGTTTTAGTAGTAGAAAAGATAGTTGAGTTTATGCATTTCTTTATCCTCCCCGATTTACTTCCCAGTTATCGGGGTTTTTTTATAGGGATGATATATAAAACGGATTAATGATTATGATATAATGGTGCCTTCATTAATCTGGAAACACGTAGTCATGATGACAGCGGAAATGTGCAGTAGCTTAAAACAGTTATTGATTAAGCATGAAGGGTTAGAAAAGTTCCCCTATGTTGATACAGTTGGCAAAGTAACAATTGGCATTGGTTACAATCTTACTGACCGTGGCATGTCAGATGAATGGATTAACAAACAATACGAAGAAGATGTAAGGTATTTTTATAACGCACTGACAGAAGCCTATGAATGGTTTAGGCAACTGGATGAACCGAGGCAGATGGTGTTGATCGACATGTGCTTTATGGGGTTCAAGAAGTTTCAAACGTTTAAGCGTATGATAGCGGCACTGGAAGACAGGAATTATAATTTGGCTGCCCATGAAATGTTAAACAGCAAATGGGCGACCCAGGTACACGGCAGAGCAACAGAGCTCGCAGAAATTATGGTAAGCGGTAAATTAAGTTAACAAAGATTGCTAAGGATTAGCATGGCCGGAAAACCTAAAAAAAAGAATAGCAAAGCAAAGAAAATGGCTGAGCCAGTTGGAAGGCCATCAAAGTTTAATCCAGAACGTTGCGCATCAATCATAAAAGATATTTCTGATCGAATCCCCTACATTATGGCCGCAGAAGCGAATGGCATTTGCGAGGATACGCTATACGAATGGATAGCTATTGGCAGGCGTGATTGCGCTAATAACATTGATAGCGAGTACGCAATATTTTCCGAGGCTATAAAGAAAGCAGAGGCTAATAAAGTACGTGAGCACATCGAAAAAGTTAGTAATAACGTTGATCGATGGCAGGCTGATGCGTGGATGTTAGAGCGTAGGTGGTACAAGCATTTTGGGTCTAATGTGCAGCTCAATGAATTGAATGCGCGTTTGGATAGAATTGAAAAGGAAGAACAAGATGCAAGAAAACTACATAGTGCCAAAGCTCAAGAAACCAAAGTCGAAGAAGATTAAAGCTGATGTGCCAGTGTTACAGGTTAAAGGCACTGCAAAGCCTGTGAAGCAACCACGGCATCGAAATGTATTTCAGCCGGTATCGCATAAAATTGGAGTGTAGCCATGTTGATTGTTAAACCTAAACCAAAGTGTGTGCCTGGCATGGGAAAAAGAATCGCATTAAAAATGCAGGAAGGTTATTCGCGACCAGAGCAGGCGATTGCTGCTGTTTATGCTGAACAAAGCCAAAAGCCGAAACCCAAAGTAATTGGCACAAAAAGGAAATAGCATGAAGCCTGTCGATATAATGACAAACAACTGGGTGGAGAAAGAGTACAAGAAGCCCACCATGATGACTAAAGATGATTATCTTGCGCAAGACAGCACGCCACACGTGGTTAAGCGCAATGGTGCTAAAGATATTGCGATTAGTTACCATCGCGCTAACCGTATCAAAACTTTGCGTGGTTTGCGTAGATTATGAGATTTAAAGTTGATTATATTGAAATGCCATTTGAAGACGAAGACGGAGATTGGTGTATTCAGCATGGTCTAAGGATTGCAGTTGATGGCCAATGGATTGTTATTGCTTCGATTGAAAATGACATGGAACAAATTGCAATGTCATTGCAGGAAGCCTTAAACGTTTTGGCGGAGAAGATGAAATAATGCAATGTAAGTCTTGCGATTATCCTGATTCGCGTGTGGTTGAAACGACGAAGGATGAAAATCTCAATCAAGTTTATCGCAGGCGCGAATGCATCAAGTGCGGCGTGCGATTTACTACGCAAGAACATTTGCGCGACAATTACAAAAAGTCTAATTACAAAACGTCACCCCCGCGGAGCATTCTAGAGAAATGACATTATCCGCATCAGCGATTGCCAGACGTATTGCATCTATTGAAGAAAGCCGAGCACGCGGCGAAAGCTGTCATATCGAAATCAATCCAGAGAGGACAATCATTCATGCTCAAGAAGCTGATAAGATTTATATTCCCACCAGGACGGGCAACCTTGCTCATCTCGATGACAGCTTTGTGCGTGTCATTATGGGCCCTTACGGAAGCGGAAAATCTACTTGGGCAATTTCAGAGATTGTGCGAAGAGCTTGTGATATGCCAGTTTGGTATAATGGACGACGACGCAGTAGGTGGGGAATCGTTAGAAATACGTCCGGAGAGTTACAGACCACAACTCTTGCCACATGGTTAGCCTGGTTTGGCGATCTTGGTGATATCAGAAAAAGACAAAAGCCTATCATGACGTATGAGCACACCTTCAATGATGGGCGTGGTGTAATTGAGCTTGAGCTGATATTCATTGCGTTAGACCGACCGGAAGACATTCGCAAGATCAAATCGTTGGAGCTCACTGGTTGTTACATCAACGAGCTATCTGAAGTACCGCAAGCAGCCATGGCGCATATGAAAGGCCGTGTGAATCGCTACCCATCCAGGGCATTCTGTGAGGAGCCATATTGGTCGGGCATTATTGCTGACACCAATCCGCCAGAGGATGACCATTGGATATTCAAGGACTTCGAGGAACATGCCTACGAAGGTCATAAGCTATTCAAGCAGCCACCAGGCCTGGTGATGAATGGTGATACAAAGAAATGGCAGCGCAATAGTGAGGCCGATAACTTTGAGCATTTACCTGGTGATTATTACGAGAAGTTAGCGGAGGGTCAGTCACTTGAATTTATCAAAGTGTTTTGCTTGGGTGAGTATGGTTCTGTCGGCTTTGGTAAGCGCGTTTATCCTGAGTTCAATCCCGATTTTCATGCTTACGATACACTCACCGCTATTCAGGGCGGCAGCTTAATACTGGGATGGGATTTCGGATTAACGCCAGCTTGCGTGGTGATGCAGTTGACGCCACGTGGTCAATTGATGGTGCTGAAAGAATATGTTGGTGATGGGATGGGGATTAGGACGTTTGCCGAGTCCATTGTGATACCTGGGCTTGCTAGGGATTTCCCTTACTGTCGTGTTGGGCGTGGCATGTCCATTGCCGACCCTGCGGGTGTTGCGCGTAATGAGATAATGGAAGAAATGTCCTGTATTGGTGAGCTATGCTCTTTAGGAATAGAGACTATTGCCGCACGTACAAATGACATCGACCCCAGGCTAGGTTCTGTTAGGTACTTCCTGAACAAGATGATAGATGGAAAGCCAGGCTTTGTTCTGGACAGGAAGCAATGCCCAACCTTGTTCAAAGGTTTCGTGAAAGATTATGTGTATATGCGTGTCGCTGTGTCCGGTGAGGAGCGATACAAGGACAAGCCAAACAAGAACATGGCCTCTCATCCTATGGACGCTCTTGGCTATGGCTGTCTCGAAATCGCTTCTGATCGCATTGCGCAGGATAAGACGGCAGCAACACCGCCTGAGAATATGTTTAATCCAAC